TGCAAATCTATTGATTTTAACTGCTCTTTCCGTAAATTATTGTCATTTATTTTTTTGTTCTTTTCCGAGATATTTTCAAATTCTAATTGTAAAGAACGCAAAGATTCTTCGTCTTTTTCCGAAAATTTTGGTAAATCCATCTTCTCAAGTAGACTAGTATCTTCTAAAAAATTATCCTCGAGCCATTTTTCAATTGTTGCAATTTTCGCATTGCTAGTAGTAATATCACTTGATATCACACGCACGGCTTCTTTGAATGTCTCAAAATACGAGACATACTCGTCTAGTTTTAAGAGGTCAATTAGGAACTTTTTACGGTTAGTATCCGTAGCAGTTAAGAACTGCAAGGACGCGTTTGTATTTTGATACACTAATTGTGAAAATGTTTTGAAGTCTATACCAAGTAATTCGTTCAAAGTTTTGTAAGTATTTGACGCTGTGTGTGAAGATATATCTTCTCCGTTCTTTGTCAGCTTACATTTAAGTGTAGCCCTACGACTAACAGAAATGCAATAAGTATCGTTGTCAATACTAAAGTCAAGAGATATATCATATCCCTTGTTAACATATCTATTAGCGATGTCTGCTTTCTTAACATTTTTACTATTCTTATTAAATAAAACTTCTTCTAGTATTAGAGGGATAGATGATTTACCTACACCATTTGTACCTACAAGTTGTGTAAGTGTAGACTTTGACAAGTCTATCTCATTATCTTCTCCATACGAGAAACAGTTATCCCACTTCAGTTTTTGTAGAATAATCATTAAAAACTCCCATTATATTTCTTATCTTGCTATCATCAAGAGATAGTATTTCTTTTAGATATACTCCAAGTTCATCACCGATAGTCATATCGCCATGTAAACTTAGTGTAGCTTCTACCTCTCGTTTTACTACTTTCTTATCAAGTAAATCGGAGTTTTTGACTTTTGCCAAATCTTGCACATCTCCTTCTAGTTCATAGATAGTGTGATGAAAGTCTGTGGGTATCATCTGCTCAGGGTCTTCCACAGTCTTACGAATAAGTTGTGGTAAGTCAAACTGATGCCATGTCCACTCCCAATGTACTTCGGGATTAATCACTATGTAACCTGTGGTTACTACATTTCTATGAAAAGATGTTGTCATCGGGCTGCCTGGGTACACAATATTTCTTTGAGTATTCTCGTGAGCATGTAAGTCTCCAGCAAACACCGTTTTGAACTTGTCAAATCTTTCCAAATCTACTTCTGGTACTACATGAGGTGGTATCTCTCCACGAACATGAGTAAATAGATACGCTGCATCTATCTTTTCTATACTTTTCTTTTTATGCAAATCTGCATAGGGCAGTATCGCCCAATCGTCCTCATAGTAAGTTTCTGTAATAACTTCTACTAGAGGATTAATTTCATTTGTAACTCTTTTTAAGTTTGTAAAAAATGTATGGTTTTTCTTTGTAGCTTCATGATTGCCGTCAAAGATTATTGTCCTAACATTACAATCTTTTACAAAATCAAAATATAGAGTAAGCTCGTCCATTGAAGGGACTCGGTCAAACAAGTCCCCTCCAATGATATGTAAACTAACATTATGTTCTTCAATAGCGTCTTGTACTTGTTGAAAAAATAATTTGTAGCGTGTACATGCCCACGGCACTGGTACATTCTTCTGTCCTAATTTAATGTGCCAATCGGCTGTATATAAAATCATGCTACGAAGTCTTCTCCTGGTTGCCATTCACAACCTGTTAGTCCACCTGCTTTCAATGCCTGTAAAGTTCTTAGAACTTCATTTGCATTTCTTCCTGTATCATCTCTATTAACTGATACATGTGCTATAAACCCATCTGGGTCTACGATGTATGTTGCTCTGTAACAAACACCGTTTAACTTATCATAGATGCCTAGTGTTTTAGATAACTCTAGTCCACCGTCGCAAGCAAGAGTATGTTGAATGTTACTTATCAACTCATTGTTTTCTTTCCAAGCAAGTTTACAAAATTCATTGTCTCCACTAAAGCCAACAACACTAGCCTCTGAGACTAGCATATCCATGCCTCTAATTTCTGTTGGACAGATGAATGTAAAATCTTTTGGATAAAAGTAAAATACTTTCCAGTCTTGAAAATCATCATGTGCTACTTCGCCCATATGATTCTCGCAATCAACCCCGTTAGCTACAAAGTACGGGAACTCTTGTCCTACTCCAATCATGATACATCAAACTCCTCTGATACTTCATCAGATACACTACCTTCAGAATCTGTGATTCTTCTTAGTAGCTCTAGCTGTGCGTCCGCTGTAGGTCTTGGTAAGACATCGTCCATAGATTTTAGGTTTGCAACTATATCTTTTTCCCACTCTTCAAGTTCTCTTGCTTTACACTTTAGAACTTGTAATTGATACTCAACATTGAACACTTGAGGTCCAGTCTTCTTTCTTTTGAAGAAGATGTCGTATCCTGTAACTGGGTCAGTTGGGTCTCCTAATTCTTCCATAGCTACTACTATTTGGTCGAACAGTTTTCTTTTTAGATTTAGAACTTTTACTGACTTATCACCGTAGTCTATACACTGGATAGCGTATGACCAACCGCATTTTAGGTCAGGATAAAATTCTCTAACATGGTCTGGCTCTTTGTTGTTAAAGGTTTCAGTATTTCTGTCGAAAGATAAACACTCCATAGGAATGTTTTTACCGTTTTCACCTTTTAGCCAATAGACATATCTAGGTAATAAGTCACCCACCATTCTTAAGTGGTGGTCTTCTTTACCTGCATAATTATAAGTTTCAATTTTTTCTTTTTGGGCTGAGCCCTTGGTTTGGTTGAATCCAATTGCCATTTTTATTCTCCTATTGTCTCCTCGAACATAAAGTGTATGCGACCATCTTTAATATCAAGCAGTCTATTATTTTTTAATATATCTTCTGAAATTGGACATTCCAGAAGTCCTAATGTGGTGTCTTTAGTATTCACATAGTTGTGATAGTTGCGAAAAGAAGCGACACCTGCGTACTCTGCAACCTCTTTATCACTATATGTGCGTCCAGTCTCAAGTAATTGTTTCGCATTTAACAAATAAGACTTGCCACCGAACTTGTGCTGATAGAACTTAAAAGTTTTATCATAGTAATTTTTTGGAGTAAGTTTGTAAGTAATTATTCTAAGGATTGTAATGATATCATTGACATTTCCTTTGCTTACTTGCATTATCCTATTCCAATCATATAGTAATATATTATAACAAAATTTTGAACTCATGTCAAGAACTATTTTTTACCGCTCTTGGCTGTCTTGCCATCTAAGATTTTTTGTGCATGTTCGGGGTCTAATGTAGCATGAACGCCAACATTTGCCATATCTACAATCTTACCTTGATAGATATAACTACCTGAATGCATTAGCTCTATGTGTGGCAACGCCCAGATTTTGATTCCAAGTTTCCTGCAGTTTTCTGAAAACATATAGTCCTCAGATAAATATCTGTTTTCTTCGTTAATTATAGTATCGAAGAAAGCACATAGCTTTTCGCCTTGCTGAAACTCACCTTCTCTAATATGGTCAGGAGTATACATGTACTCAGGGTGTGCGTCCTGGTACTCCTCAAATACTGACCTTTCTGTTAGCATAAATCCAGTTGCCCCTTCTTTTACTTGTATTGGTTCAAATACTGGAGCTTCTCCGTTTGGATAGGCTTCTGGGTCTGGATTAAATACCATATCTCCTGCTACTTTCTCTAAGTGTACAGGGTGTTCATCATATAGTCCTGACTTAGCCGCATGTAATACTTTTTCCCATGCTATTGTTTTCTTTGGATATAATCCGCAGAATATTCTAATGTCTTCTCTTGTAGCCATTAGATGTAGCATATATAATAAGTCTACACAGTTCCAACTAACATCACTATCGATAAACATTAAATGTGTACACTCTGATTTTAGAAAAGCATTTACACAATAGTTTCTTGCTCTTGTCACTAGTGATTCATTAAATAGATAGTATATTTGATGTTGCACACCATTCTCTGCAAAAAGATTTGCAGTATCTAGTAATGACTTTGTGTACATACCATAGCATTGACCACCATACATTGGGGTTGCTATAAAAAGTTTCATCTCTTGTATTTTTTCTATATCTAGTGTTACTGATGTTTCATTCATAATACATTTACCTCGTATCCTTGTTTCATGTAGTAACCCATTCTAGCATTTGCTTGACGGGCTGCTGTTTTACCTTTTAAGTGAAAGTCAACTACTACTGGTTGTTTCTTTCCCTCTA